CCGGCACTGTCGAAGCTCAGGGCCAGCTTGCCGGAGACGTAGAGGGTGACGCCGGTGACCGAGAGGGCGATGAGCATCTGGGTGATGTCGAGCAGGACGTTGACGCGACGCCGCCGGACCAGCTCCAGGTCGAGCGCGTCGTCGTTACTTCTTGGACTCGGTGATGGTTTGCCGTTGGCCGCCGGCTCCATCGCTCTTGGCCTCCTGCTGCGGCGGCTCCTGACCGGTCGCCTTGCGGCCGGCGGGGTTGACCGTCTGGCCGATGCCGAGTTGGGCCTGGGCCTGGAGGCGTTCGGTGACGGTGACCGGGACGCGCAACTCCAGGATCTGCCCTGAGCCCTGGTCGAGCGTGAAAGTGCGGCCCGAGGCGGGATCCTGGTATTGCGGCAGCGGCACCTGCCCGGTGGCCATCAGGGCGAGGCCGTTGGGAATCTGCTGAATCTGGCCGAGCATCTGCTGCAGGGCATCGGGCGGCGGCGGCTGCAGCGGCGGCAGCGGGATGGCCGGTGGCGCGCCGACGTTGGGGGTTTCGAGGGTTTCGTGGAGGCTCCAGAAGTCGTAGTAGCCCATGCGCGCGAGCTGGACGCGCATCATCTTGCGCTCGGTCGCATCCATCGCCAGGACCGAGTTGGGCGCGACCACGAAGATGAACTGCTTGTGGAACCACTGCGCGCGCTGGTCGCGGGTGGTGAGCGCGGCGTCCAGCTCCGGGGTGTAGCCCTGGTCGCCGGGGTTTAGGGAGGGCACGAATTGGTCGGGGTCGAAGTCGAACTCGTCGAGCATCTGGCCGCCGGTCCCGAGCAGCTGAATGCGCTTCTGCTGGCTGAGGAACTGGAAGTAGTTGATCTTGACCATCTCCGAGAAGTCGCGCAGGAACAGTTCCACCTGGCGCGCTTCCGACCGGATCTCGGGGGTGAGCGCTTCGTAGTACTTCTGGATGGTGTCGGCAGAGGGCATCTGGCGCAGCTGCAGGAGCGCGGAGAGGTTCGCGGTGCCGGCCAGGTCGGTGAACTTCTGCGTCAGCTGCTGCCACAGCTCCATCGCCATCTGGATGACGCCGGGGTTCGGGCCTTCCTCCTTCTTCCACGGATCACCGAAGCCGGGCATCACCTTGACCCGCTTGCCGGGTCTGCGTGGATCCATCAGCTTCATCGTCGCTTCCGACACCGCCGTGCGGTTGTAGGTGATGTCGGGATTGGTCCACTGCCGGATCCCGAGGCGGACGTCGTTGACGGTGTCGTTGATCGCGTCCTGGAGCGGCAGGAGATCGTTGAAGAGCGGAATGCCGAGGAACTGCCACGGCACGCTCCACAGCTTGAGACGGCAGAACGGGAACATCCCGTGCCAGTAGGTGTTCGGCCCGTCGTAGATCAGCACGTCCTCGGTGGCGACCAAAAGGCGCCCGCGCGGGTAGAGCGGCTCCTGCGGCTGCGCGACGTAGGCCCAGTTGGTGCCCGGCGTGCCCATCGGAATCGGCTGCGTCGTCAGGTTCCGCGTGCGATCGCGGAAGTAGGCGCGGTAGAGGACGATCGATCCGGCGCGCGCCTTCTTCACCGTCGCCGCCGTGCCGGGCCACGCAATCGAGTCGAGCGGATCGGCTGGACTGATCAGGCGAGAAAGGCCGGTGCGGAAGCGGCCCATCACCTGGCCGAGGAGCGTGTCGGGGCTGGCTTTGAACAGGTGCTGCTTGGTCGGGTACATGCCGCGCAGCACGTTCACCGTGTGCTCCTCGCGGAAGCAGACGCCTTCCCAGAGCTGATTGCTTCGGCCGAAGCTCGGTCTGAGCGGCAGGGTGTCGCGCGGATCTCTGGCGGTGAGCTGGTGGCCGCCGCCCATCGGCATGTGCGGATCCCAGTCGACCACGAGGTCGCCGGTACCGCCTGCGAGGCTGTACTTCACGCAGTCGCCCAGGTCGAGGTCCATCATCGTGGTGACCCACTCGGCGTAGAGGTACTGGTTCAGCATGTTGGCTTGAACCTGATACTCCGGGTTGGTCTTCCAGCCGGCGATCGGCTTGAGATCGGTGATCGCGCTGACGTGCGCCTGCATCGCCTTGCGGACTTCGTTGATGGTGACCTGCGGGAGGTACTTCAGTTTGCACTGCTCGGTCGAGAGCTGCTGCCCGGTGATGTAGTCCTGCGCGCGGCCAATCAGGTCGTAGCTCGGATCCTGGCGGTTGATGAGATCGCCTTCCTGCACCCACTCGCGCAGCCAGCCGAGGACACGCGGGTCGCCACGCTGGATGCTGTCGAGCGAGGTCGGCGGCAGATCGAGCACGCCTGAGGACGAGAAGTCAGCCACGCGGCTTCTCCAACTGGTCGAGGGCACACGGTGTCGCGTCGCTGACGCCGTGGCCGTACTCGGTGCCGGGGTCGTCGGTGAACTTGTGGAGCTGGTCGCTGTGCTTCTTCACCCAGTTGGGATCGGGGCGCTCACCGGCATTCCAGTCCGGGTGCAGACTGTGCACGTCCTTGTTGGAATTGTCCTGGCTGTAGCGGCGCCACACCAGCGGCTGGCCCTCACCGTCGCGGTAGCGCTGCTCGGAGTCGCGCTCGATGTCGCGCAGCTTCTTGAGGCTGTCGACGGTCACCAGGTTGTTCATGCCGTCTCGGGTCTCGAACTCCTGGAACGGCTCGTAGGCGTCCATCCGCCCGACCTGCGGGATCCACTCGGTCGGCTGGCCGCAGTGCCACGGGCGGCCCGCTGACGCTCCGAGCTTGATGGTGACGTTGACATCGACGAACAGCTTGCCGCAGACCTGACACCAGTAATCGTGCAGAGCCACCGCTCACTCCTTCCAGCGCAGTACCACCATCATCAGCAGCAGCGCCCAGAGGATCGCCAGGATGAACCAGGCGGTCGGTTCCACTACCCGCCCTTGTAGAACAGTTCGTCCTGGATCCGATCGACGACCGCCTTCATCTCGGCTTCGACCGTGCGTCCACGTTTGGACGCACGATGGGACAGCTCCGCGAGCTGTCCCGGTGTGAAGGGGATGCGGATGTCGCCGATGCGGATCGTGAAGAGGCGCTCGATGGCCTTCACCAGGTCGGCTGAGGATTGGGTACTCCCGAGTCCGGCGGTCTCCTCGATGCGCGCGCAGTCGGCGACCGAGAGCTGCAGCCCGCCACTCACGACGACCTCGTAGCGCTCGGCGAACTGTTTGGCAGGGAGGAGATCGACGGTGTGCTCGCCGCGCATGATGCGAATCTCACCTGGTTGAGCGTGGACGATGCGGCCGTCGATGAGATGGATCTCCTCGGGCTTGGTCAGCGACTCGGCCAGCAGACCGCGCTCGCGGCGGCGCACCAGGCGGCGGGTGAGGATCTGACCCGTCTCAGGCTCGGCTCCGGTCATCGAAGTAGAGACCTTGGGTATCGTCACTGAGGCTGTAGACGTCGTCTGCGACTTGGTCACCATAGTCGGGCTCCGTGGTATCGGCTTCATCGACCGTCGTCGGGCTGTTGCGGTAGTCGGGAATCTGGGTGCCTTTCTCGCGATTGAGTTCGTCGAGCGCGGCTTTTCTGCGGCGCCGCTCGGCGATCGGTTCGATCTCCCCGCCTGCCATCCGCCAGGCGACGTAGTAGCCGATCGCTGAGGCCATGACGCAGTCGTCGTGCTGACCTCGGGCGGCTTCGGCTTCGCCAATGGTCGACTGGGTGATGAAGTGGCGCAACTCCCCCCTGGTCAGCGGGCTGTTGAGGATGAAGTCGGGGAGCTTGCTGACCGGGTCGAAGCTGGTGATGGCGCCGTAGTAGCTCGCCAGGAGCAAGGGGCGGGTGCGGACCCCGGTATACCAGCCGATCTTGGTCGAGTAGCGGCGGCGGGGCTCGGCGGCGTCGGCATACTCCCAGACGTAGAAGTGGGCGTAGCCCAGGTGCAGCTGCAGCGTGTCCTGGGTCGCCAGGCCGTGGTTGTTGGTCTCGATGGCTGCCATCGCTTCCACGCCGTCACTGTCGCAGTAGTAGCGGCCGATGGCGTCACAGATGAAGGCGAGCGCCTTGGGATCGAGCTGGTTGGTGACATATTGCGCGACCTGCTCGGCCGGCTCCTCGATGGTCGGCTGGCGGATGATGTCGATGACCGAGTAGTCCTGGCCCAGACCGTCACTGACGTCGACTGACATCACGTAGCGGCGGTTGCCTCTGAGGCGCGGGTACTCCCAGATGGCGAGCACGCTGTGGCGCAGGTTGGGGAGCGCAGCGAGCTGCCCCTTGGGCAGGCGGCGGAAGCCGTAGCCGGGGGGCACCGGCGCGACGTCGTGGGCGATTTTGGAGCTGGCTGGCGCGCGGTGGGGTGCCAGCGGCGGGACGGGCCGCTTCGCCTGGAGGTCCGCTGGCGCTTCGTCATCACGGCGAAGGCGCGCGATCTCCATCGCAGGCTCCACGGCCCACACGTCCTTGAGGGGACGCAGGCTCCCGGCGCGGTCGATCGCTTCGAGCTGCTCCAGGGTGAAGACTGAGCGGCCGGCATACTGGAAGCACTCCTGGTCGTCGGCCGGGTACTCCTTGAGGAACTTGTAGAGGAGGCCCTTGCTCTCGTAGAAGCGGCGCGTGGTCTCGTACCAGTAGAGCTGATCGCGGGTGAGGCGCACGGTCTTCCCGCCGAACCAACGCGGGCTGTCGCGCTCGCACTTCTCGCTGTGCGCTTGGGTGGTTGGACTGGGAGTCCAACCATCGGGAGGCGGAATCGAGTACTTACTCGGTTCTGCCGACCAGGGGATGAAGATGTTTCGAAAGCGCCCTTCGCCGTTGCCGCTGGCGAGCCAGTGCTGGTGCCACCAGTCGCCGGCAAACTCGGCGGTCGCCTCGTAGAGGACCAGGGTGTCAGGCGCGTAGGGGATGGCGGGGAGGAGCGCGGTGTCGAGCTGCTCGGGGTTCTCCCAGGTCGGCAGCTCACTGATGTGCACGACGCTGTAGGTCTGGCCGCGTCCGATCGCGCCCTTGCTGCCCTCGGTGCCGGAGACCGCCTGCAGAGCGCCGCGTGTGGATTTGCCCCAGGCGGTCTTGAGGTAGCTCTGGTTGGCGAGCGACAGCTCACGGTTCTTGTTGAAGTAGAGGCGGTCGGGCTTCAGGAACCACGGCAGCTGGTCGTAGATGCGGACGACCATGCGGAACAGATACCCGGCCTGCTCCTCGACGTCGGCGCCCGAGAGCGCGCGGATGTGCTTGCGGGTGACGATGCGGTGGGCGACCAGCGCTTCCGAGAGCGTGGAGACCCCGAGCTGGCGGGCTTTCAGGATGTTCAGGAGCAGCCCGTCCTTGTTGCCGCTCTTGACATTGGCGACCTGGAGGCGGGCGAGCTGGTCGAGCACCATCTTCTGGCTCTCCCAGAGCGGGCAGAGGCGGCGCAGGCCGTGACCCTCCTGGTCGATCCAGCAGAAGCGCTCGGCGAAGTAGGGGAAGTCGAACATCGTGCGCAGCTTGGTCGCATCGACGAAGGCCTGCTCGGTCTTGGTGAGCGGGCGGATGCGCTTGCCGGCCTCATCGACGGTCTGGGTGATCTGGGTGGTCAGCTCCGCGCTCTGGTCGGTGGAGTACCAGGGGAGACCGGTAGGGAAGACCTTCTTGAAGACCCGCGCGGTCTCCGCTTCGTCTTCCGCGATCAGGTCTGGATGGTACACACCTAGCGCCGCCCGCCGCGCAAGGAGCGCTGCTTCTGGATGCTGCGGCCCGGCGCCTGCACGCTGCCAGCGTTCTGGTTCATCGTCTGCGGCTGCTGCTGCTGCAGCTGCATCTGACGCTGCGCCGCCATCGAGCCCGGACCGTAGAACACCGACGGCTGCTGCATGGTGGTGGCGGCGTCCTGGCTGAGATCGCCCGCACCGGGCTGTATGGTCCCCGGTTGCGTCGGCCCGGCCATCACACCGGGTGTCTTGCCCAGCGAGCCGATCTGCTGTTGGAGCTGCGGGTTGTTCTGGATCAGCCGCTGGAGGAGTCCGCCGGCCACCGCGCCGCCTACCGCGCCGCCCGGCATCGCGCCCTGATTCATCGCCCCGCCGGCTGCCGCGCCGATGGCCCCGCCGCGCTGCCGTATCGCCTGCAGGAGCGCGTTGGCGCCGCCGGCCATGCCAGCCGTCCCGCCGCCAGGCTGGTCGCCCATGGCGAATCCTGACGCGCCGCCGGCTGCACCCATCGGACCGGTACCCGCGCCGGTCGGCGCGCCCTGCATTGCGCCGCTGACTGGGCCGGCTGCACCGCCTGGTGTGGCGGTGGGACTCACCGGGCGGGGCATCTGGAAGCCCTTGCTGAGCGTACCGGTCATGTCGCCGGCACCGCTGAAGAAGTCTCCGAATCCCATCAGTTGCCTCCCTCGGGTGGCGTCTCAGGTTCATCGTCCTCGTCACCGCCGTCGGGCTCACCCGGTTCGCTGAGCGGGACATCCACGACGTCAGGTTCCTCGACCGGCGGCGGGTCGAGGGGTGGATCGAGCGGCGGCGCGAGGCTGCGGCGACGCGTCGGGCTGTAGAGCAGATCGCCGACCACCTGCTGCAGCTGCTCCAGGCCGCCATTGGTGACTACGGTCTGGTTGGTGGTGGTGATCTGGTTCTGCTGCTGGAGCAAGGTCAGGCCTGCTTTCTGGGTGAGGTGCGCGAGTTCGAGCGCGAGGCGCACCCGTTCGATCTGCGGCTCGGTGAGAACTTTGCCGCTGCCATCGCAGGTCGGGCAGGCGACCCGCTTGTTGGTCGGGTTGAGCACTTTGTCACCGCGACAGCTCGGACAGGTCACCATGCGCGGCGTGGCGCGCTCCATCACATCCTCGACGATCGGCGGCAGGCGCGCGGCGATGATGTGCGCGGCGCGGATGTGCGCCTGGACGACGCAGGCTTTGCGATAGGTGACGAACAGGTCGGCGACGGTGATGCCGGCATCCTCGCAGATTCTGCGCAGGCTCCAGGTCTGGTAGCGCGGATCGAGCAGGCGATCGACGACCTGGTCGGCCATGCCGCTGGCATCGGCGACCTGGAGGATGGCGGTGAGCTTCTGACGGCCGCCGAGTACGCGCGCGAACAGTTCGACTGCCTCGCCGTTCTCGAAACTTTCTTTCTGGCTGAGGAGCAGATCGGGCCGCGCCGGGATGAGCGGCGTCTTGCGTTTGCGCGCATCGTCGAGTGAGGTGCGGTGGCGCTTGTTGAGGGTGATCACTCAGGCCTCATGGCGGCGATGCAGGCGGCCGCCGAGCAGTTGCAGCGCGATCAAGCCCGATTCGGGCGATCCGTAATTGCGCCGGGGAATCTCGAAGGGCGGTTGCACTTTCTGCAAGCGTGCCACTTCGCAGGGATCGAGGTAGAGCGGCT